AGACATAGCACGAGCCAGAGCCTTGGTATAACGAGCCGACAGGCTGTCATACAGGTTATCTTCGATGGCCTCTTCGGTCAGCGAGAAACCCAGAGCAATGGTTTCGTGGTTGTATCGAGCAGTCCATGCTTCCTGTGCGTTGTCGTACGCGATTGCAGAACCTTCGTTCTTCACCGGTGCGGCACTGAAGCCAGACAGCTTGGTTTCTTCTTCGAACGAACGCTCGGAAGTCTCGGTTTCGTAGATTTCCTTGTGTTCTTCGCCATAACGAGCGTACTCCAGACCGAACAATGCGTTCAGGCCGGGGAGCAGCTCTTTCAGTAGTTGTGCGCGTGAAATAGCCATGATTTAAGCTCCCATTAAACGTTAGAAGGTGCACTCGGATTGAGGTACGAGTGACCGCCGTTATAAGCAACGACGTTCGGAGTGCCTTCAGTCAAAGTGATGTACGGCATGTTCCACTTTACGATCACTTCGCTGTAGTTACCGCTAGAGTTGGTGGTCTCTTCAACCAAGCCAACAACACGGAACGGCAGAGTGAAAGCAGTGTTCGCGCCAGAGTCATACGCACCAATATTCGAGTTACCCGAAATAGTGCTGTTAGACGAAGGCTGCGAAATTGCCAAGTTATTACCCAAAATCGTGCCCGAAATCGGAGTGATAGTGGTGGAAGTAGCGCCACCGGTCACTGCAACTTTGAACAACGCATCAGGATCGTCAACGACGTAAGCCATGATGTCAGAAGCAACAACGCTACCCGGATACGAGTTAGCGAACAGTTTCTGGCCTGTGGACGGGTTTGTGTAAGTTACGCCGACAAACACGCCAACAACGCCCGTTGCCGAGACAGTGGTGGTGCCGGTTTCTTTTACGATAAAGCCACCAGACAAACGAACGATATCGCCGTTGTTGATAGCGCCCGCAGTATTGCTTGCAATCGGGAGTTCACGAGTCTGACCCGCGAACACCTGACCGCCGATCAAATTGATCGGTTTTAGCCCGTAAGGGGCCTCTACAGTCGGATAGGACATGTTGGACTCCAAAAATTAAAATTAACGACCTTTGCCAAACGTCGTAGAAGACTTACGCTCCTGAAACAGGGGCATCTTCGGATCGCTTTGGCGCATAAAGTTATTGTCTACTGCCTCCATCTGGCTGTTTGCCTGATTGTTGTAATAAGCATTACGATCATCGACAAACTCCTCAGGAGTTTTGCACAGCATCAAGCCGCCGATGACAACAGTATCTTTACTGGTGTCAGTTTCTAACAAATGGGCATGAAGCTCAGGATGCTCAGAAGCCTTAACAGGCTCCCACCCTTCGCGCCGCTTTTGAGAGTAATTGATGGGGTCAGCGTTGTTCAGCGTGGACACACGCACCCATCGAAATCTGAAACCCGGCTCAGGATCAGGCGTAGGAAGAAGTTCAGGCGGTGCCCACTTCGGCTTACGCTCGGTTTTTTTACGTGTTTCGAGTTCACGGCTCAGACGAGTTTCCATTACGATCTCTCCATTTGTTCTGCAACCTTCTTGGCGTAAAGTTCAATTGGTACACCTAAGCGCTTAGCAATATTTACTTGTGAAGCACTTAGCTTTACCTGCTTTTTGGATGCCGTGCTACGAGAGGCTGAAGCCACTACGGTAGACGGTTTATTGGCACGGGCAGGAGCTTTCGCATCCTCTTCCGGTTCGTTGTCTTGCGTATCGCTCCCGAAATACTCGGGGAAGATAGTGCGCATACGAGAATTGATTTTCTCGTAGTAATCTTCTGTGCCTACATACTTCTCACCGTACTGCTCAGCTAGGGATGCGTGCACGCCAAAGGCGGTTGCTGTCATTACAGTGTGTTCAGGCTTTTCCTTGCTGCCGTACCATGGATTGTTCTCGTGCCACTTAGAGGCCAGAGGATCGAGGGCCGGTCGTTTTGGCGGACTATACTCCGGTTTTTCCTGTACTTCAATAGGTCTAAGGTTCTCAGCTTTGTCAAGCCGGAGCGTAGCCGCTACGATCTTAGCCTGTGCTTCGGTAACAGCATCCACATCCCCGGCTTCATATGCTTCCTTATATGATTTCCGGGCCTGCTCAAGCTCCATTTGGGCAGTAGATTTACCCTGCTCGATGAAGATTTTCGACCCTTCGGACAACTGACGCTGGAGCGCCATGTTCTCCTCGTACATCTGACGGGCGAATTCTTCAGCCGCCTGACGCTCACGGAGGGCCTCTTCCTTGGCTCTACGCTCGTCATGATAGCCTTTTGTAAACTTTTTCAGGCGTTTCTGCACCTTCTCGTCGTACTGAGAAAGCTCATCATCCGTCACCTCTTCAGGAGGTTCAGTCATGGGCTTACGACCACGATCCTGTGGGGGCGTGTCGTCTACGATCTGAAGCTCGATATCTAACGTATCGTCTTCATTAGAGTCAGACTTAGCTAGGTTTTGGGCGACTTTCGCCTTACTGTCCTTCTCGTCCGGAAACTCGAACTCTACTTTGTCCATGTCTTACTCCTTAAGCACGTGAAATACCACGGGGGTCTTGTACAACCGCCTCAACCGAGTCATCGTTGATGATCCGGAACTCTCTGTTATGAATCTTCAGCCGGGTACCCGTGTTAGGACGCACGATCACGAAATCCCCTGCTTTACACCACGGCCCGTTAGGAAACCGCTTTTCATCTTTGTAACAATCCGGGCCAAGGCTTACAACGAAATACACTGTAGCCAAAGCCTCCTCAAACCGTCTAGTTTGGTCAGCCTTAATGAGCCCGTTGTCGTACGCTTCTTCGGCTTCGGGCATGGTGCACAAGATGTGATACCCCTGAGGGGTAGGCAACTGGGTCGCTTTCTCCTCGGAAGTTCTCTCCATTAGGGCTGACAAATCTACTGCCTGTGACAGGTCTACGGCGCTATTCATCGGACATCTCCATTCTCCGCACAAGGTCGTTAACAGTATCGATTGCTAGTGCCAGACCTCGGATGACACCAGCCACGTGTTTGTACTCGTCGTAGGTCATTGCATTGCCAGCGGCAAGGAACCCCGTACGTAGGTCAATCTCTTTCTGAAACTCCTTCTTCAGGTACTCTGCTATCGAAGAGTCCATCACTTAGGCTTTCCTTTCTTAGGTGGAGTGGGTTGGTTTGCCTTACTTGACTGTGTTGCCTGTTGAAGCAGACTCATAGCCAGCTGCGCTTTATCCTTCGCGTTCTGTGAGCCGATCTTCAGGCCTTCGACAGCCATCTTGCCTTGCAACTCTTCACGATCCTTAGCCATCTTAGAACCCGCCTGTAGGCCAGCAATCTGCAACTGAGCCTGAATGCGAGCCTGCTCGATCTTCATCTGGTCAGACTTAGCGATAGCGTCGGTCAAGTCCTTACGTGCCTTACGCTCCAGCTCCTGCTGCTTGATCTGCAACTCTTGCTGCTGCATCTGGACAACTGGGTCTTGTGCCAACTGCTGTGCCTGTTCTTGTGCAGCCTGCTGTTGGTTCTGAGCGAGCAACTGTTGTGACGCACGAGCGCACAGGGCAGCGACCTCGGAAGCGATCTCCGGAGGCATGTTTTTGTTCTCTTCTTCGGATGGGAGTTGTACGCCCAGCGTTTCCTCGATCCGACGACGGTACTCGAAGGCAAGGTGCTCGTTGATATGCGCCATAGCCGCAGCTTGTTTTGCCGGAGCCGTAGGGTCGTTCTCCATTAGTTTCATCAGCTGTGGGTCTTGCATAGCAGCCGTGTGAATCTGAATGTGCGCCTCGTGGTTCTGCTCCATGAACGCCTTCACCGGTTTGCCGGTCAGGATGTTCTGGTTCTCCGTGATTGGGTCGGTCGGAGTCAGGTCATCCTCGCTCGGTACAAGCTTGCTTGCGTTCTTAACACCCAGCACCTCGATCATCTGACGGTGCAAAAGCGGGAGGTCGTACAACTGCGGAGCCTGCTGAGCCAACTGCATCACAGCCTGATACTGCACAATCTTCTGCGCCATCGTGGAGGCGTTTGGATCACTGACCGGGATAACCTCGACCATGTCGTAGTCAGCTTGCTTGACCTGACGATCACCATCCTCCGGCTCGTACTCGTACTCCTCGGGGGTGTAGTCACGAATGATTGTCTTAAGCAGCTTGAACTCTTGCCGCATCGCGTAGTGCAGGCGACCCTGCACAGCGGTGTTGACCTTCAGCGTGCGCTCCAGAATAGCCAGTGTGGTACCGACCGGAGCTTCGTTCGACATGTCACTGACGTTGATGTCGCCCGCGCTTGCGAACGCCCGGCCTTCGTCAATGATGTTACCGAGCAACTGATACAGCGTCTGGCTTGGCTCTTTGTATGGCAGCGGGAGGATGTTGTCGCGGATCGAGCCACTCGGCACGTCCACATCCCTAAACTCACCCGGATTGATAGGAGTATCGTCACCCTTGATCCGCAGACCTTTGGTTTTGAGACCGCCGGGCAGGTTGGACAGGGTGCCTGCGTCTACCAACTGACGCATAATCATCGTAGCTGCTTCAGCATAGCCACCGATCAGGTGGATGAAACCAAAGCCGTAGAAGCCAAACCCCGGCACATATACATA